AGTGTACAAGACCACCCGCGCCATTGAACTCTTGGCGGACGGTTCGATCTACCGCGCCCTCTCCGCAGACGCACACACCAAGCACGGGCTGAACGCGCATTTCGTTGCGGCCGATGAAATCCACGCATACCCCAACGGCGAGTTAATCGACGTTATGAAAACGTCCATGGGCGCACGTACTGAGCCGCTTATGGTGTACACCACGACGGCAGACTACGCACGGGAGAGCGCCTGCAATACCATCTATGACTACGCGAAGAAGGCACGCGACGGCATCATCGTTGACCCCGCGTTTCTCCCCGTGGTCTACGAGTTGACCCGCGAGGAAATGGAGGCAGAGCCCGAATGCTGGAAGGATCCCAAGGTCTGGGCGAAGGCCAACCCGATGTTGGGCAAATCTGTCTCCACGGAATTCCTCGACCGCGAATGCAAACGGGCGCAGGAGTCACCAGCATACGAGAACACGTTCAAGCGGCTGTACCTCAACCTGCAAACGGAATCCGACATCCGCTGGTTCTCCATGGATAACTGGGATCTGTGCGGAGGCGATCTGCCCGAACTGGATGGCCGCGAGTGCTACGGGGGGCTGGACCTGGCGAGCATCTCCGATCTGGCTGCCTACATCCTAGCGTACCCCCGCGAAGGCGTGAACGCGGGCTATGATGTGCTCTGCCGCTTCTGGTGTCCAGAGGAAGGTGCACGTATCCGCGAACTGAAGGACCGCGTGCCATACACCCAATGGATACGCGAAGGCTACATTACAGCCACTCCAGGCAACGTGGTGGACTACGACGCGATCCGGCGCGACATCAACGAATTGAATGAGCGGTACAACATCAAGGAAATCGCCGTTGACCGATGGAATTCCACGCAGTTGCAGACGCAGCTTATGGGCGACGGCTTCGAGATCGTCCAGTTTGGGCAGGGATACGCTTCGATGAACGCGCCTGCAAAGGAACTGGAGAAGCTGATACTAGAACAGAACATTTGTCACGGAGACAATCCCGTCCTGCGCTGGATGGCATCGAATGTGATGATCGAAATGAACCCGGCAGGCGACATCAAGCCCAGCAAGTCGAAGTCCAGCGAGAAGATCGACGGCATCGTGGCGATGGTTATGGCGATTGGGCGGGCGATGCTGCGGGACGAGAGCGGCAGTGTGTACGAATCACGCGGACTGGAGATATGGTAATGCTGTCATTCAGAGCAATCGTTCAAGTGACCTGTGATTGCGGCGAGCGAGCGCAAATATACACTACTCGCCAGATAGGCAACACCACGATTAGATACTGGCGCTGCGAATGTGGCACACGCGGAAAGCACGTCTGTACTACAAATGGTATCTTGCACCTTGCGCATTTGGATTCAGAAGTGCACAATATACACGAAGGCGGAGAAATAAGGCTTGACACGAGCAGAGATTCAGAGCGAAATCAAACGGCTGGAAGCCATAGTGAGCCGCACGACGCGGGGCGCTGAGGCTGCAAAAGCACGTATCGACCACCTGAAACGCCTCATAAAGCATTAGATTTCCCCTAAATAGCGGCATCATCCGAATGGATCATCCCGATTTACCCCTGAAAATGTGGGTAAATCGGGCTTTTTTATTGGAGTTTTTAAGGTGTTTTGGCCCTTCAAACGCGAATCTAGAGCGTCTAAAGAGACGGTAGGCCACCCGCAAAACGCGGATGCTGACCTGGCGCGTCTGTTTCGCATCAATGATTCGACCGTTTCCGGGGTAGATATAGACCATAACAACGCCATGCAGATAGAGGCAGTGTTCGCATGTGTGCGACTTTTGGCCCAGACTGTGGCGTCTCTACCGATATTCCTCTACAAGCGCACGCCAGACGGGCAGAAGGTCCGTGCCGATAATCATCCAATGTACCGGCTTCTGCACGATACGCCAAATCCACGGATGACATCATACGAATTCCGCGAGGTCATGCAGGCATCTCTTGAAATGCGAGGCAACGCCTACGCGGAGATAGTCCGAGACAACGCGGGCCGACCAGTTGAACTGTGGCCGATACCCGCGAGGCTGGTTAGGGTTTCATCCACTGGATGGGACGTGCGGTACACCGTGCGCACCGTGGATGGGGACAAAGATCTACCCGTAGCAAACATGCTGCACCTGAAATATCTTGCTGGATCAGACGGGCTTATCGGTGTTGACCCTATCGCTGCAATGCGCGAGGGGCTTGGATTGACGGCAGCCGCCCGCGATTATGGATCTAGTTTCTTTGGTAACGGAGCGCACATGGGCGGCGTGCTGAAACACCCCAAAGGTCTCAGCGACAACGCCCGAAAGAACCTCAAGAAAAGCCTCGACGATGCACATAAGGGGAGCGACAAGGCCCACCGCTGGCTGTTACTGGAGGATGGCCTAGAGTGGGCGCAAACTGGAATCGCACCTGAGAACGCACAGTTCCTTGAGACTCGCAAATACCAGACGGCGGAAGTCGCCAGAATCTTCGGGGTTCCCCCCCATTTGATAGGCGATCTGGAACGGGCAACGTTCTCCAACATCGAAGAGCAGGGCATTAACTTCGTTGTGCATACCGTGCGCCCGCGACTCGTGCGATGGGAGCAGGCGCTTAATCGCGCCATACTTTCCGACACCGAGCGCAACAAATTCTTTTTTGAGTTCCAGGTTGACGGACTCCTGCGCGGAAACATACAAGCCCGCTATGCCGCGTATCAGACCGGCATTCTTTCCGGCTTCATTAACCGCAACGAAGTGCGGGCGTGGGAAAACCTCAATCGCGCCGATGGCCTTGACGAATTCCTCGTGCAGCCCGGCATGGCGAACGGGCAGACGCAGATTCCCGACAACACTAAAGACGCAAAACCAGACGACGCGCCGCCAGAGGAAACACCTGATGGCGAGGACCGTGCCGTTGAAATACTGGCTGAGCAATTAGCCAAGGGGGCGCTACATGAAGCCCATTGAATACAGACGATACTTCCCAATCACCGATCTGCGCGCCGCAGTTGACGGCGATGCCCGCACCATTTCCGGCTATGCCGCTGTCTTCGATTCATTCAGCGAGCCACTTTACGGCATGTTCCGCGAAGTTATCCGGCGCGGTGCATTTACCAAAACCCTGAAAGAGGGTGCGCCAATCCTTGCGTGGTCTCATGATATGAGCAAGCCCCTTGCCAGTGTGCGCGGAGGCAACCTTGTGATACAGGAAGACGATCGTGGGCTCTGGTTTCGCGCTACCCTAAACGGCACGTCATGGGCCGAGGATGCGTTTAAGTCCATCGAAGCCCGCGACGTTTCGCAAATGAGCTTCGGCTTTAGTGTGGTAAAAGACCGATGGTCACAGAGCGAGACCGACAGTCTCGACGAACGCGAACTCTTGGAAGTTGCGCTGTTTGAGATTTCCCCAGTAGCTTTCCCGGCCTACTCCGCAACGGAGGTGCAGGCCCGTTCTATATTTGAAAACGCGAAGAACGCAGGCGGCGTCATCACTTCCCAAATCAGGGAAGCCGATGGTGACAAACCTGCCGACACCACTGTAGAGCCGGACGCAGATAGCGCACCACTCGCAGCCGGGCGGCATCGAATTGCACTCGCAAAACGCAAGATCGAATTGATCGATCTGTGGAGTCAATCACATGTCGAAAATCACCCAGTTGCGGGAGCGCCGCGCCAAAGCGTTTAGCGATGCCCGCGAAATTGTAACGAAGGCAGAAACCGAAAACCGGGATCTGCTGGCGGAAGAGTCGGAACGCTTCGACAAGTTCATGGCTGAGGGCGAAGAACTGCGCACGCAGATTGATCGTCTTGAGTCTCTTGAATTGCGCGAAGCCGAACTGCGCGAACGCCCCGAGCCCCTGCGTGTTGTGGGCGGATCTCCTGTAGAGGACCGTGCCGCCGAGCTGCGCAATACCGCGTTTCGTGGGTTCCTGCGTGGTGGCGTTAGCTCCATCACACCCGACGAACGCCGTGCATTGCAGGCCGATCTTGATACCTCTGGTGGGTATCTGGTCGCGCCGCAGCAGTTTGTCACTACGCTGATTCAGGCCGTGAAGAACGCAACGTTTTTCCGTGGCCTGGCCACCGTCTACAGCGTACCGAACGCAGACAGCCTCGGTGCCCCCGCGCTTGATACTGATGTTGCGGATCCCACTTGGGTTTCTGAACTGAGCACCGGATCTGCCGACACGGCGCTGGCGTTTGGAAAGCGAGAATTGCGCCCACACCCGATGGCACAGCGGATTCTGGTTTCCCGCACCCTGCTTCGCAAGGCTGCCGAGCCTGAAATGATCGTGCGGGATCGGCTGGCCTACAAAGGCGCAGTTGTACAGGAAAACGCTTTCCTCAATGGCACTGGCGCGAATCAGCCGCTTGGCGTTTTTACGGCGAGCACGGCTGGTATCTCCACGGGCCGCGACGTCAGCACAGGCAACGCCACCACCTCGATCAAGTTCGACGGCCTGCTCGAAGCCAAGTACACCCTTAAGGGAAATTACTGGGGCGGCGCTCGATGGATCTTCCACCGCGACGCGATGAAACAGATCGCCAAGCTGAAGGATGGCGACGGCCAGTACATCTGGCGTCCGAATGTTGTGGCAGGCGAGCCCGATAGTGTGCTGGGTATTCCTGCGCTCATGTCTGAGTACGCCCCTTCAACGTTCACGACCGGGCTGTATGTCGGCATCCTTGGCGACTTCAGCAACTACTGGATCGCGGACGCGATGGACATGCAGATCCAGCGCCTCGACGAACTGTACGCAGCAACCAATCAGGTGGGCTTCATCACCCGCGCAGAAACCGACGGCATGCCCGTGCTCGAAGAAGCCTTCGTGCGCGTCAAGCTGGCGTAAAGGAAAACACCATGAACTTTCTGAAAGCAAACCGACTGGATGTTGTGGAAGCTGCGGCGACTGCCGGAACCTCCACGCTCACGAGCGACACCGTGGACATGTCTAACTTTGATGAATGCACGTTCATTGCGCTGCTGGGCGATGTTACGGACACCTCCGTTTTGACGCTCACGATTCATCACAGCGACAACGATTCCAGCTACAACGCGACGACTTGCGCAGCCACGTTCACCGCTGGGGCTTCTGACGCAGACAGCAAGGTCATTGCCGTCAGCATCAACAAGCCTCTCAAGCGCTACCTGCGCGGCGTGCTCACTCGCGCCACGGCAAACGCTGTGCTGGGCGGAATCATTGCGATTCAGAGCCAGCCCCGCGATCTGCCCGTAACGCAGGATGCAACGGTCATCGCGTATGAAACCGAAGCGGGGTCCGATACCGCCTGATAACCTTCTCCTTCCCTGTTCCCTGTGTTGGCGGGGGCTGGCTGATGCGCCAGCCCCCGCACTAAAAAAAACTACGGAGGCCATACCATGGCAGACGCGACTTATATTCCAAAGGTCTATCACGCACAGGGCAGCGACGAAGTCGTAGTCGCTGACGGCGGGAAGATCACCGTTGAATCCGGCGGCGCTATTGAAGTGCTCAGCGGCACTGGAACCTGCTCGACCAACGCAGTAACCATCAATGCGCTCAGCGGCAAGATCACCACCGAGGCGCTGACCACGGCGGGTGGTGCTGCGGTGACGCTGACCATCACCAACGATCAGGTAGTTGCCACTGACATCATTCTGCTTACGCGCCAAGGCGGCACAAGCGACGAAGGCACCGAGATCATGTTGGCCACTGCTGGCGCTGGCAGCTTCACGATTCTGATCGAGAATCGCCACGCGAGCGCGGCTTTTGATGGGACCTTCATCATCGGGTTTTATGTGGTGAAAGTGGCTGTCTGATGAGTTACGCAGAACGCAAAAGCGTAACAGCGACCACGGCATCCGATGGGAGCGCTACTGCCTACATCGGAACCGGAGATCTGATCACCGGCAAGGTGATCTATATCGGTTATACCAAGACCGATTTTGCGGATGGTGTGGATTGGGTTGCCACTGTTGAGGCTACGGGACAGGTTATCTGGACCGGCACGAACGTCAACGCAAGCGTGCAGGTATACCCACGCCATCCAGTATCGGATCACACTGGCACGGCGAGTCTGTACGCGGCTGGCGGCGAGCCCGTCGAAGATCACATCTACCTCGCCAATGACAGGATTAAGTTTGTCGTTGCGTCTGGTGGCAACACCAAAACCGGCACGTTCTACGCGCTCATTGCATGAGGAAGAATGGCATACAAACTTATAACGGCACCGGCAGCAGAGCCAGTGAGCACGGCAGAAGCAAAGACCCATTTACGGATCACGCATTCAGACGATGACACGTATATTGGAACCTTGATTTCCGCCGCCCGTTTGTATGCCGAGGCGCAGACCCGCCGCGCCCTTATCAATCAGACGTGGGAGTTGACGGTGGAATCTTTCCCAAAAGAGATTCGCCTGATACCTGCGCCACTTTCGTCTGTGACGCACATCAAATACTACGATGGCGACGGCACGTTACAAACTCTCTCGTCGTCTGCCTACCAGGTAGACACTACGGACTCTGTTGGCATCGTAACCGAAGCCTACGGCTATTCGTGGCCGACTGTGCGCGATGGTCTTTACAACGGCGTGCAGGTCCGTTTCGTTGCAGGCTACGGAGGCGCATCAACAGACGTGCCATCAAGCGTTATCCACGCGATCAAAATACTTGTCTCACACTGGTACGAGGCGCGGGAGCCGATCATTGTTGGCGCATCTGTATCAAATGTCCCAATGTCAGCAGATGCTCTTCTCGGAATGCACGCAACCCCGGAGATTTTTTAATGCGCAGCATAACCGCACTTGAACTGCCAGCCGCGATCCAGAAGAAGCAGATTGCGGAGTACCACGCGCAGGCAGGAACCATCAACGAAAAGCCTTTCCGTGGCTTCGCTGCGGGCTCGCTGCGTTATCGGATGTTTGCTGGCGCACTCAATCTTGAAACCAATCTATACACCGGCGTTCACGTCTTCGACCAGCACAGCGGCGAAGGCGACCGCGCGGACTTCACCAAACTATTCGGAGGCAAATAGCCATGGCCGTTTTTGCAGAATCCTTCAGCGGGAATACCACATACAGCAGCAGCAAGACGATTGCGCCCAGCGACGAAGTGCAAATCACCGGCACCTTCAGTGTTGCCACTGCGGAGACCGACAAGCAGCTCGCTATAGGTGGTGTGGACGTTTCGCAGTGTGTTGGCGTGTACATCAAGAGCACGGCTGCGGTCACGCTGGAAACGAACGCCACTGACGCCACCGGCGGCAACACGCTCACCCTGACTGCTGATGTTCCCTACGTCTGGTACACGGGCAAAGCTGACTCCAACAAATTCACCGCTGACATCACCACGATCTACTGCACCAACGCGAGCGGCAGCACGGCAACCATAAGCATGGTGTTCATCCAGGACGGTACCCCGTGATGCGGGCCGGGGCACTGCGCCATAGCGTGGCACTGCAAAGCGCCACGGAAACCCTAGCCACGAGCGGACAGTCGACCGAATCATGGTCTACCTACGCAACGGTCTGGGCGCGTGTGTCCCCAACAAAATCAGGCGAGCGCGTGCTTGGCGATCAAACCATTGCGGCACGAACGCACACGATAGAGATTCGCTATAACTGGACTGTAACCACCAAGCACAGGATCTTGTGGGATAGCCGGTACTTCTACATCCTGAGCATTGTTGACCCCGATGAGCGCGGCATTTCGCTGCTGCTCGAATGCGAGGAACGGCTGTAATGAACTTTGCCACAAAACATCTAGCGGGCCTCAAGAAAAACCGCACCTCCAATATCGGCATCGACATAGCGGGCGACGAAGAGGTCATGAAGGCGTTTAAGGACATGCCCAAGGATGTTGTGGGCAAAGTCCTGCGCAATGCCACGGGCAAGGCGATGATGCCATACGCAAAGCAGGCGCGGGCCAATATGCGCATCATCTCGCCCACTATCGCCAAGGCCATCGGCACGCGCACGAAGCTCTACGCGCATCGTGGTGTTGTGATCAACGTGGTGGGTGTGAAGCGTGACACCAAGGCGACTATCACCAAAAAAGAAATCACTATGCCCGACGGAACCACACGCACCGTCACGCGCAAACATGACCCGCGCAACACGGCGCACCTTGTTGAGTTTGGCACTAAGGCCCACAAGATCCGCGTGCCGTGGCTTGATAGCAAACTGCTTGGAGTGCGCATCAAATATTGGGCGCAGCACCCCGGCACGGCTGAGTACAAGCCCATGCGCCGCGCACTGGAATCGAAGCGCAACGAGGTTGTTTCCATCCTTCGTAACGACGTGATCAAGGGCGTTGAGATCCTTGCAGAGAAGGCCGCGAACAAGGCCGCACGTGCTGCGCGTAAAGCGGGAAGCACAGAGTTTCCGGGAGTGCCCATCTAATGGCAAACCTCAAGCCTGAATATGCACTCCGCGCACGGCTCATCGCTGACGCACAGGTAACCGCGATTGTATCCACGCGCATTTACCCTCCAGT